CCGTTTTTTAAATGTAATGAAGTAGTTGTTATGGTCTTCTTGTACAGTGAAGTTATAACCATGAAAAGTTTCGCATACATAATCACAATAATAGCAATAACCAACTGTAAAAATTATTTAAAAAGTAAGATTTAAATGAGTATAAGTGTGTAAAAATATGAAGAAACATGTGATAGGAGCGTGTTGTAGACTTGGGCAAAAACTTAATGGAGTTCAATATGGATCATCATATTTTGCATTAGATAAAGTTTTTGGTCATAATACCACTTTTGACTATCAAGAATTTTATTCATATCACAAAAAAATGGGAAGTGATACAAATGTTATAACAATTGGAGGAGATCATTCTATAAGTGAATATACAGTAAAAAGTTCTATGAAAAAGAAGGATAATGTTCATGTGATATGGATAGATGCGCATGCGGATATAAATACGGAATCAACAAGTGGGAGTGGGAATAGTCATGGTATGATGGTTTCAAAATTGCTGGGATATGACTCGAGACCTGAATGTTTGAAGCCGTATAATTTAACATATGTAGGACTTCGAGATATAGATATTCCAGAGAAGAGCATAATAGAACTTGAGAAGATAAAAGTATATTCAACACAAAATGTATTGGAGTATGGACCTAAACATATAGCATCTGAAATAATAGCATCAGCCGAGACAGAAGGAGATGCATTCTATCATATAAGCATAGATGTGGATGTGATAGATCCGTCTTATTTTCCGTATACAGGAACACCTGTTATTGATGGATTAAGGCCAGAATATGTTAAAGAACTATTGAAAATATTCAAAAATAAAACAATAGGGTTGGATATAGTTGAGTTTAACCCATTGGTGAAAACAATGGGAGAGACGGGTGAACGCCTTGAGTCGTGTTTAGAAATAATTGATTCGTGGGTGTCTGTTTATACTGACTTAGAGAATTGACAATAGTTTAGAATAGAAGTGTAAGTCTATAATGATAAGCATAGAAGGAAATATTGGATCAGGGAAATCTACATTAATAAATAAACTACTAGAAAATAAGGAAGATTTGGAGTATACATTGAAAAGGAAGGTGGTGTTGATACAGGAACCAGTTAATTCGTGGAAACAGATAGTGGACACTGAGAGTGGGAAGGATATAATAGAGTTATTTTATTCTGATCAGAAAAAGTATGCGTTTAGTTTACAAATATTGGCATATATTACGAGACTAAGGAGTGTGTTGGAATCAAGGAAGGAAAACCCAGAAGCAATATTGATATGTGAGAGATGTGTATATTCAGATCAAAAGATATTTGCGAAAATGTTGTATTCAGAAGGAAAGATAAGTGAGATTGAATGGAAAATATACATGTTTTGGTTTGACTCGTTTGCAGAAGAATGCAAGCCAGAAAAAGTAATATATGTAAATACGGAACCAAATCAGTGTTTAGAGAGAATAAGTAAGAGAAACAGAGAAGGTGAAGATTTAATACCGTTAGAATACTTGAAAAATTGCAATAGAATGCATATAGATTGGTTAAGTGAAATAAAAGGAGAAGGAGAAGAAGTGATAGAGTTGGATGGAAGTCAAAGTCCGCAAAAAATATATTTGGAATTTATAAATAAATTGAGAGTGTAAACTTATTTAAATAAAAGATAATATAAACTGATAGGAGAGAGTAATGAATGATAAGTTCATAAAAATAAAGACTACATTTGATATTTTTAAAAGGTTGCAGATAAATGAGTCAATAAAAAAGGGAAATTTTGAGGAAGTAAAATTGCTAGATATAGGGTGTGGTAATGGAACAGACATTGTAAAATGGATTGAAAGTAATATTGAAATATGTGTTGGGATAGATTTATCAAAACCAAATATCATGCATGCGATAAGCAAATACAAAGGAATGTATTTTGGAGATTGTACGAATTATAAATTTTACTATACTAAAAAGCAAATTAATTTATCAGAAGTTTTATCAAAACGGAACTATTCTATGGAATACTTTAATATATGTACTTGTTATTTTACATTGCAATACTTTTTTGAATCACATGCATTGTTAAATAATTTGATTCAATGTGTGAGTTCGTATTTAGAAAGAGGGGGTTTTTTCATAGGGATTTTTCTAGATGGTGATGTATTGGTAGAGAACTTGCGAAATGATGAATATGAAAGTTCTCAACTAATTGTTAGGAAAATATATAAAGAGATACATCAAATAGGAGATTGTGTAGATATATATATTCCATCTAACATAATATTGTCAGAGAGTACATATTGTCCATCATATCTAGTATTTAAGACAAAACTGATTGAAACATGTGATAAGTATGGTATCAAACTAATAAAAATGTCGAGACTTCGAACTAATACAGACGCGTGCAACGACACAGCGCAATTTTTCAAATTTCACAGTATGTTCATGTTTCAAAAGTGTTAATTGCCTTTTCAGCAATTTCTTTTGTTATGTTAGGAAAAACATCTTTCTGTACTGATAGATGAGCACATAATTTACAAATTTCATAAAGATCTGACCCTGAAAAGTTTTCTGTATCTTTTACCAATAATTCCATTCCTTCAGAGTCTATCATAATTGGTTCCTTTAATTGTTTACTAAATATATCTTTTCTTGCTTTTGAGTCAGGAAGAATAATAGGTATATGTAATCTTAATCTTCTTTTCATAGCTGAATCTATATCACCAAGTTTATTTGTAGCACCTATGAACAGAATATTTGAGTCTCTTTTAATTATACCATCAAGTTGAGCAAACATAAATGTTTTTATACCAGTCACAAAAGACTGGTCAAAAGGATTTCTTGAAGCTGCTATTCCATCTAGTTCATCCATGAAAATTACACATGGTTTTAACTTTTCGGCTAGAGTGAACAATGCCTTAATAAGTTTTCCCGATTCTCCGTACATTTTATTTTCTATTGAACTAATCTCAAAATTTATGAAAATACCTTGCAATTGTTTCGCTATTGCTTTAGCCAACATAGTTTTACCTGTCCCTGGAGGACCATACAATATTATACCATTTGGAGGTTCCAACAATTCATGACGTTTTACATAATCTTTACCCAATGGCTTGAGCACCATGTTTTTTATTAATTCTTTTGTTTCAAAATGACCACATATATCTTCCATATCAATATCAATATTTTCTGGAAACACAACCATGCTTAGTAAACTTTCTTCATGACTATTCAATATTAACTCCTTTTTCAACAATTGTTCTAGTTTTTTCTTTATTTCTGGACTTCCTTTACTTCCTAATTCTAACATCATTGTCTTCTCCATCATTATCAAACCTACATAATATGTTGTATATGCTCCTACCAACAATAATATTAACCTCTCTATAAATGGGCGTGAAAACATTTAAGTTACGTCTTTTATTTTTTATGAAATTTAAACTTCATATTTACAACCTATTCTAAATAACATCCACGTGGAGAATCGGACGTTTGGTCCCATCCACATTGTTCACCAACTCTTTCTGGAATTTGTGTAATTAATGCACTCACTTCCTTACAATGAAATCCAGTTTTAATAGTGTTATCACCACATCTTGGATTGATAAATTGAGGTGGATCATTGTCTCCATCCATTTCCGCAGATGGTAGTTTTGAAATATCATATTGAACATAATTCTTTGTTACTGCATATTCATTAGAAATGCTTTCCATACCATTAGAACCCACTGCTATTGCTCTAAATGTATTTATTGTATTTTCTTCACCTTCAACTACTAATGGAACATCTTTTTCCCATCGTGTACTTACAACTTGGTTAATTGTACCTACTTCTACCCATTCAATATTTGTTTTCCTTTGTAAAATCAATTTTACCGTGTCATCGTCACATGTCCCACCGATATTTATTCTATTTTGAATAGTGCCAAATTCATGAACTATAATATCTATTTCTGGTGGATCTGGAGGAATTGTGTCAGCTATTGTTACTGTTAAAACGTCTGAAAATTCTGATACATTGTCTGGTGTATAGGCTCTTACCTTGAACTTGTTTTCACCTATATCTAAGACTACTTCATCTATTTCCCATAAACCATTGACATTTACACCTACACTTGTTTTAAGATCATACCGTCCGTTACTTGAATTTAACTTATACAATCTCACAGTTGTCGCATCTTCGGCTTTTCCTTTTACATTTCCTTTCAATCCATCATTTCCAATCTCGGTTATTATAGGTTTATTAAGTTCACTACGATTGCCATTGTCATTACCAGAGTCATTTCCATCATCTCTACCATTACCAGTGCCAGTATCGTCGTCAGTACCATTACCAGTGCCAGTATCGTCGTCAGTACCATTACCAGTGCCAGTATCGTCGTCAGTGTCGTCAGTGTCTGATAATTCTTTATATACACATGATTGATCTATGAATCCTGTTGGAAGTTCATCTTGTTTAAAATCACCATCAATACAATTAAATATCTTGTTAGCTTCTTGACAAGTATCATTTACTGAACTAGTTTTAGAAATTCTATTAATATACTTGATTTTATAAAAGTCACCGGGTGAACAATTTTGGGATAAAACAATGTTTTTGTCTTCAACTCTTATCAGCGTCGGATTTTCTTTTGTACCTGTATTAAACGTAATTGTTATACTCCGATCGGATTTATTTGTTTCAGTTTCATTTGTTTGGAACTCAGTTTTAGTATCTACAGATAAATTTTGATCTTTATTATCTTCTTTTAGTTTTTCAATTATTGACGTCAATTCTTCAATATCTTTAGCTTTAACAGTTGCTTTAATTACAACCTTTTTCCTATTCGTATAATAGAAATATACTCCTAATCCTACTGCTACTGCTACTGCTAATAATAAAGCTAAAACAAACCATTTTTTCTTTTTTGAAGGTCTTGAATTGTTTGTAGATTCATTCATATAGTATTCGTAATATATTTATTTATTTAAAAATATGTACAATAATGAAAACGGGATGGGATCCCCTAGAGACTGATACTACCATAGTTGAATTAGAAAAGAAAGTTGCTTCAATAATGACTGTGCTATTAAAGAAAGCTATAGAAACAGGATGTAAATATGCTAAATTTGCAGGAAGAGATAATTTATCTGGAACTGATATGATTTATGCTTTACAATACGAAGCTCATGAATTCATGGATCGTCCTGAACTTGAAGAAGAAACTAAAGATGAATATCTTGACATAGAAGAAGCTATGTCTTCTGACTCTGATCCCGAGTGTAACTCTGAAGGAGACTCTGAAGGAGACCCAGAAGAATTTAGTAGAGCAGACAGTACAATGAATGATTTTTGTTATAAAATGAATCATTATAATGATACATGGGACTCATGGAATCCCGAAGATCCTTTAAAATTATTATTAAAAAAAGCTGTTGATTGTGCAAAATATAATATTTTGTAATAATAAATATGTTTTCTTCTGTAAAACAACCTCCATCTGACTGTAAATGGATAAAATTTATATATACTCATGAAATAAATGGCAGAACAAAAGGACCTTCCAACCGTGATGAATACATGGAATATTATAATGATTTAACTGCTATTATAGTTAATGACAGAATAAAGTCTGTTATAGACATAGACGTTTCTGATTATTTTTGGAATGATGGGTCTCGGATAAATCAAAACGATATAACTTGCATTGATTATAGTTTTATTCAAAAAATCCAAAATTCAGGTGCTGGAAGTCCAGACACTTCAACTCAAGGAAGAGGACAGTCACTCAAGGAAGAGGACAGTATTGATGGTAGATATTATGAAAATAATTTTACTTGTGACTTTTTAAAAACAGGTGTTATGACTCCAGAATACATGAGTCATAGTAGAGACTTTTGGAAACAATTTAGAAAAGATGGCAAACTTAAGTTATTTAAAGGATCTAAACCAAAATTCTTTAAAATTATGTTGTACAAAAGATATGTTCCCTTCGAATCGGATGCTATATCAAATGGTACAACGTTATCATCACTCGATGATCTTTTTATTTATACTCGTTTTATAGGAAAATACAGTCCTCATATTAATAATATAACAGGTGTAATTGTGAACGGGACTTGTTCAATTAAATACCAAGGACGTCCGATAACTACAGAAGCACAATCATCTAGAAAATATTATTGGTTTTCAGACTTAAATATTGATGGTAAATCATTATTGTCTAGTATTCTTGAAGGAAAAAAATTAGAAATATCTTCAAATCTTCCTTTATTTTGTACAGGTGTTAACGTTGATGAAAACATTTGCAAAGTTTGGGGCACATCTGAAATTACACCAAGAGATCAACAGATACAATATAGAAATTCTGTGAGTACGCATTGTCTAGATAAGCCAAACAAATTCGTAAGTACACCGAGAATAGCAGGTTCTAGTACTGATTTCTGTAAAAGTTTTTTCCCAAGCGACTTATCAAGTAAGTCTTACATAGAAATATGGCAAAGTTTTGCAACAGATGCTGATAAGACTGTATCTACATATTGTAATATTGATTCAAATGATCAAAACAAATCAGAATTTTGTGGCTGTTTCCCAAAATTCTCATCTGATCAAAACTCATCTTTGACACCTGCTTGTATGGAATCATGCAGTTCAATCAAAGCATATCAAGGGTCAAGTGGACAATATGCTTCATGCAACATGGTCTTGAATTCGACAAGAATTGAAACTGAATATGTTGCAGCAGATGGAGGTGTCATTGAAGGTGTTGATATATCTGCTGATCAAAATAGTTCAATTACTAGATCAACAGATCCAGCAACACCAGCATTACCAGCAACACCAGCATTACCAGGAACACCAGCAACACCAGCATTACCAGCAACACCAGCAACACCAGCAACACCAGCAGCACCAGCAACACCAGCAACACCAGCAACAC